GCTATAAACACTTTGTTAGATGGTAACAAGTATGAGTTAACAAAGAAAAGATTTTACTATGATTTAGCAGTTTTAGGTATAGCTGCTGTAAAAACAGGGTTTAATACGTCAGAAGGTGTTGTTCTCGACTATGTAGATCCAGCAAATCTTGTTTACTCCCACACTGATTCTCCTTATTGTGATGATATTTATTATGTTGGTGAAGTTAAAACTATTCCTGTAAACGAATTAGCAAAAGAATTTCCTCATTTGTCTGAAAGTGATCTTGAAGATATAATGAAAAATAAATCTTACAATAGGTCTAATTATAATTCTAGACATAACTACGATAAAGAAGACAATAACCATATACAAGTGTTATACTTTAACTACAAAACTTATATGAACGAAGTTTATAAGGTTAAAGAAATGTCTACTGGTGCTGATAAAATTATACCTAAAGATGATTCATTTAATCCTCCAGAAAACATGGAAGGTGGTTATAGTAGAATGTTAAGATCTATAGAAGTACTTTACGATGGAGCTATGATTTTAGGTACTAATAAATTGCTTAAATGGGAAATGGCCAAAAACATGATGCGTCCTAAAAGTGATTTTACAAAAGTTAAAATGAACTACGCTATCGTTGCCCCTAGAATCTATAATGGCAAAATTGATTCATTAGTAAAACGTATAACTGGTTTTGCTGATATGATTCAATTAACACACTTAAAGTTACAACAAGTAATGGCTAGGATGGTTCCTGATGGCGTTTACTTAGACGCTGATGGTTTAGCTGAAGTTGATCTAGGTAACGGAACAAACTACAACCCGCAAGAAGCTTTAAACATGTTCTTCCAAACTGGATCCGTGATAGGAAGAAGCTTCACGTCAGAAGGTGATATGAACCCTGGTAAAGTACCTATTCAAGAAATTACATCAGGTTCTGGTGGAAATAAAATGCAAGCTCTCATTGGTAATTACAATTATTACTTACAAATGATAAGAGACGTAACCGGGCTTAACGAAGCTAGAGATGGTAGTACACCAGATAAAAATGCTTTAGTAGGCGTTCAAAAACTTGCTGCAGCTAATTCAAACACAGCAACTAGACATATACTACAAGCTGGATTATACTTGACAGCTGAAACAGCGGAATGTTTATCACTCAGGATATCTGATATTATAGAATATTCTCCAACAAAAGATGCTTTCATACAAGCTATTGGAGTTCACAATGTGGCAACACTAGAAGAAATGTCTGAACTACATTTGTATGACTTTGGTATTTTTATAGAACTTCAGCCAGATGAAGAGGAAAAAGGTTTGTTAGAAAACAATATTCAAATGGCATTACAACAAAAAAGTATAGAGTTAGAGGATGCTATTGATCTTAGAGAAATACGCAGCGTTAAGTTAGCTAATCAATTACTAAAAATACGTAGAAAGAAAAAGCAAGAAAGAGATAGACAGCTTCAACTAGAAAATATTCAAGCTCAATCTCAATCTAACACTCAAGCAGCTCAAGCAGCAGCTCAAGTTGAAATGCAAAAAGACCAAGCGTTAAATGCTGGTAAAGCTGAGTTAATGCAAATGCAAGCCCAAGTTGATTCTCAAAAAATGATGCAAGAGGTTCAAATGAAAAAAGAGCTTATGGCTTTAGAGTTTCAATACAACATGCAGCTTAAAGGAGTTGAGGTTAGCGGGATGAAAGAAAGAGAAAAACAAAAAGAAGATCGTAAAGACGAAAGAACAAAGATACAAGCAACACAGCAATCAGAGATGATTGAACAAAGAAATAGTGGAAAACCACCTAAAAACTTTGAGTCCGCAGGTAATGATATACTAGGTGGAGGATTTGATTTAGGTTCGTTTGACCCTAGTTAGAATTATTAATTATTATTATATTATATTATGGAAGAAGAAAATGAAAAAGTAGTCGAAGAGACTACCCAAGAAACGACTGAACAAGTTGATGAAAGTAAGTTTGAATCTGCTGGAGACGATAACGTTATCAAAGTAGATTTAAGTTCTCCACCACAAGAAGAGAAAGTAGAAACTGAGGTTGTGGCGGAAGAAAAAACTGAGGAAGCAGAAGCGGTAACAGAAGTTACTGAGCAAACAGAGGTGCAACCAGAAGCCGAAATACAAGAAACTCCAGCGTTAGAGGAGATTACTGAAGAAGAGGTTGAAGAAATAGCGGAAGAAGCAAGTGAGGCTATTAAAGAGAACTTAGAAACTGGAGAACCTTTACCAGAAAACATCCAAAAGTTAATGGACTTTATGGAAGATACTGGTGGAGATTTAAATGACTACGTTAAGCTTAATAAAGATTACAGTGAAATGGATAATCAAGATCTACTCCACGAATACTACAAGCAAACAAAACCTCATTTGAATAATGAAGAAATTAACTTCCTTATGGAAGATACGTTCTCATTCGACGAAGATGTAGACGACGATAGAGATATACGTAGAAAGAAATTAGCGCTTAAAGAGCAAGTTGCCAGCGCTAAAAGCCACCTAGACGGGCAAAAGTCTAAATACTATAACGAGATCAAAGCTGGAAGCAAACTTACGAGTGAGCAACAAAAAGCAATTGATTTCTTTAATAGGTACAACAAGGAGTCAGAAGCAACTCAAAAAACAGTTAAAACAAACTCTGATATTTTTACACAGAAAACAAATAATGTTTTCAACGACAAGTTCAAAGGTTTTGAATATAACGTCGGTGACAAGAAGTACAGGTTTAATGTAAACAATGCTGAAGAGGTTAAAAACACTCAGAGCGACATAAGCAATTTTACCAAAAAGTTTTTGGATAAGAACTCTGCTTTAACAGACGCTAAGGGTTATCATAAATCTTTATACACAGCAATGAATGCGGACGCTGTTGCAAAACACTTTTACGAACAAGGAAAAGCAGATGCTATGAAAAATAGTATTGCTAAAGCCAAAAACGTTGATATGAACCCAAGACAAAGTCATGGAAAAATTGAAGCAAGTGGTTTAAAGTTTAAAGTGCTAGGTGATAATTCTTCTGATTTTAAGTTTAAAATTAAAAACAAAAATAAATAATTAAAATTTAAAATTACAAATTATGGCAATTACAGGAGGAAGTTTGTTGAATAAAGTGCCATCGGCACAACAACAAACATTAAGCTCAAATTACATTGACTTCGCAGGAGGTTCAACTGGATGGGAGCAACAATATTTACCAGATCTTATGGAAAAAGAGGCTGAAGTTTTTGGAAACAGAACTATATCAGGATTTCTTTCACAAGTAGGAGCTGAAGAGGCAATGACAGCTGATCAAGTTGTATGGTCTGAACAATCAAGATTACATTTATCTTACGTAGGTACGGTGGCTACAGCGGGTGATACTAACGGTACATTTACAGTTGTAACTGATATCGATGGTTCTGCTGATGGTGAAAATGGATTTGCTGTAGCATCTCACGGTGTTAGAGTAAATGATATCGTACTTATTGCTACAGCTGGTATCGTTACCAAAGCTTTAGTAGTAGAAACTCCAGCTACAGCTGTTATTACAGTTGAACCTTATGATAAGGCTGATTTAACTGGTCATGCTACAACGGCTAGTGGATCTGTATTATTAGTTATCGGTTCTGAGTATGGTAAAGGAGCTGCTTATGCTGATTTAACTGGAGCTGCTGAAGCGACTAAAAGAACAGCTTTAACGCCAACTTTTAAGTCTTACAGCAACAAACCAATCATAATGAAAGATTACTATGAGATCTCTGGATCTGATGCTTCTCAAATTGGTTGGGTTGAAGTTTCTGGTGAAGAAGGTCAAAACGGTTACTTATGGTACTTAAAAGCTGAAGGTGATACTAGAGCTAGATTTACTGATTACTTAGAAATGTCAATGTTAGAGGCTGAGAAAACTGTTGCTAACTCTATTATTGGTTTCAACGGAAGTATCGTTCGTGATGGTACTGATGCTGGTGCTAATGGAGCTGGTACTGAAGGTTTATTCGCCGCTATTGAATCTAGAGGTAATGTTACTTCTGGGGTTACTGGTGTTAACGCTGCTACTGATTTAGCTGAGTTTGACGCTATCTTAGCTGAGTTTGATAAGCAAGGTGCTATTGAAGAAAACATGATGTTTGTAAATAGAGCTACTTCGTTAGCAATGGATGACATGTTAGCTTCTATGAATTCTTACGGAGCTGGTGGTACTTCTTATGGAGTATTTGATAACTCTGAAGACATGGCGTTAAACTTAGGTTTCTCTGGTTTCAGAAGAGGTTCTTATGACTTCTACAAATCTGATATGAGATACTTAAACGATAAGGCTACTAGAGGTGAGATTAACCGCGTTGCAACATCTGCAGCGATTAGAGGTGTTGTTATCCCAGCTGGTGTATCTTCAGTTTATGATCAAGCTTTAGGAAAGAACATGAAACGTCCTTTCTTACACGTTAGATATAGAGCTTCTCAAACAGATAATAGAAAAATGAAAACTTGGGTTACTGGTTCTGTTGGTGCTACTACATCTGCACTTGACGCAATGCAAATCCACTATTTATCTGAAAGATGTTTAATTACACAAGGTGCTAACAATTTCATGTTAATGAAATAAGCATTTATTATATTAAAGACCGGGGCTTCGGCCTCGGCCTTTTATTTTATTAATTTATATTATATTATATTATGGCAAAGAAAAAAGAAACAAAGAAGGTTGTAGAACCTTTAATAGAAAAAGACTTCGAAGAAGTTGAAACACCGGTTATGGATATTCCAAAACCAAAAAGAGTTGAAAAGAAAAACCCAAAACTACAAGATGGTTGGGAAATAAAAGATAGAATATACAGGTTAAAAGGAAATAAAAAACCTTTATCAAGATCTATTAAGTCTGCGAACATACATTGGTTTGACGAAGAAAAAGGCTACGAAAGAGAACTTAAGTATTGTCAAAACCAAAGAACAGTTTTTGTTGATGAAATGAAAGGCGAGCAAAGATTAGAGCACGTTGTTTTTAGAAATGGTATGCTAATTATACCTAAAGAAAAAACAGTTTTACAAAAACTATTATCATTGTACCATCCAGACAAAGATATAATGTTCTATGAAGAAAAACCAGTTGCAAACGCAATAGGTGAAATTGCTTGGTTAGAGATGGAAATAGAAGCATTAAATGCTGCTCAAAATATTGACATTGACATGGCTGAAGCAATCATGCGTGTTGAAGTTGGTTCTAAAGTATCAGACATGAGTTCTAAGGAACTTAGAAGAGATTTACTATTATATGCTAAGAGAAACCCAGAGTTGTTCTTAGAATTAGTAAATGATGAAAATGTTGTGCTTAGAAACTTTGGTATTAGAGCAACTGAAATGGGTATATTAAAACTATCATCTGATCAAAGAACTTTTACTTGGGGATCTAACGATAGAAAACTAATGAATGTTCCTTTTGACGAACACCCTTACTCAGCTTTAGCCGCTTGGTTTAAAACTGACGAAGGTATGGAAATCTACTCTAACATAGAGAAAAGATTAAGTTAACAACAAAATAATATGGTTGCCCTTCGGGGTGACCATTTATTAAAATTTAATTTTATGACAAAGAAATCAAAGGGTTTAGGAGACTCAATAGAAAAAATTACAAAAGCAACAGGAATAAAAAAGGTTGTGGACACGGTTAGCAAGGTTGTTAAAAAAGATTGTGGATGCGCGGCAAGAAAAGATGCTTTGAACAGAGTGTTCCCTTATAATAAATAAAAGAAATTATGGCAGTAAGTATAGATAGAGTATATCAAAAGGTTTTAGCGTTAGCTAACAAAGAACAAAGAGGTTATATAACTCCTCAAGAGTTTAACTTATTTGCCGACCATGCTCAGATGGAAATATTCGAGCAATATTTTTATGACTTAAATCAATTCAAAAGAACACCTGGTAGTAGTGGTGAATACTCAGATATTGTATCTATAATAAAAGATAAAATATCCATGTTCGAGCACTATAACGTTGGTAGTTATAACGTAACAGTTGCCAATAAGTATGGAGATTGTATAGCTTTTGACACGGATATACCAGATTTATATAGATTAGGGGAGATCTCAGTTACGTATCCTGCAAAAGGGAAGAGTGGAGTTTGCGAGCAGTTAACACCAAAAGAATTTACTATAAGAAATAGAAGTAAATTATCTAAACACACTGAAGATAGACCCGTATACATTAAAAGAGATAACCAAGGTCAATTACGTATAAAAATATATCCATATCCTAAAACTGTAGGTTTTGTGGATTCCAACGGAAATGCAGTTCCCGATGGTAGTGATATAACAACTGCCACGAATAAAGCTGGAATATCAGCTGATTACATAAGAAAACCTAAAAAACCAAATTGGTCTTATGTTGTTATAAACGAAAAACCACTTTACAATTCAACTAATACTGTAGATTTTGAACTACACGCTTCAGAGGAAACGGAATTAGTATATAGAATATTAACGTTAGCTGGTGTTGCGATAGAAAAACCACAATTAACACAAGTTGCAGCTGGGCTTGGTGCTGGTCAAATTCAACAAGAAAAACAATAAATAAATGGGATTATTAGACAATACTACACAGCAGGTTTACTATCAAGGTAATGATCTTGGAAATTATCAATTCACATCTTTAGATGATATTATAACTCAATTTCAAATAGCTTATGTTGGTGAAGGTAAAATTATTCAAAAAGTTAAAAGAGCTGATATCGCATTCCACGCACAAAGAGGTTTGCAAGAGTTTTCCTTTGATACTTTTAAATCTATTAAGTCTCAACAAATAGATTTACCACCAACTTTAGTCATGATACTTCCCCACGATTATGTAAATTATACAAAATTATCTTGGGTAGATTCGGCTGGTATAAAACATCCTTTATATCCAACAAACTCTACGTCAAATCCTTTTGAAATAAAACAAAATGACGACGGGTCTTACTTTTTTGGAGAAGAAACAAATAGAGTTTTAAACCCAGACTTTTCTAACGCTTTAAGTGGAAATTGGAGTTTTTCTGATCCAGGAAATTCTAAAGCTTGGGATAGCACTAGAGTTACTACTCCAGCTTCCGGTTCAGGTAAATATTATTTAAACCTAATAAAAGATACGTTTGGCATAGTAAGTAGTGAGCTTGAGTTTGGTCAACTTTGGCACAATGGTTTTAATCAAATGGGTAGTAGGGCTTACGCTGCTTGGCAATATATTGATGTTACTGGTGTTGATAATATAGAATTTTCAGCTGTAGCAAGTTCTGGTAATCAACAAACAGATGATAGTGGTGCTTTAATTTGTGATTACGGTGTTGTAAGAGTAGGTATAACAAGTACAAACCCTGATATAGGTTGGGCAAATTCGTTTGGTACTTTGTCACCAGCAACAAACACTTCTCCAGGTAGCTCTTCAGTTCCAACTCCAAATAAAGATGTTAGTAATTATGATTTAGGTTATGTTGAGTGGAGTGATGGTACGACTAGTCAAAAAGAAATAGAAAGTATTGATGTTAGTTCCGTTGATGAAGTTTGGGTATACATACAATCTTTTTCACCTTGGACAAATGCTGCTGTAACAGCCTTTACAGCTGGTGTAGAAGGTGGTACAACACCAATCGCACCAACCTCATCCACTAATAACACACACCAAAAAAATGCAGTAGATTTTGTATCTATAATAGTACCAGGCCAAACGCCTACTTTAACTCAAGCTAATGTAGATGGAAATTCTTCTACTTGGAATAATTACAAATCTGCAACGCCTTCTGAAAATCAAGACGATTATCAAGACGATACTTATTGGAAAATGAACGGTAATAGATATGGTTTAGACCCTCAACATGCTCAAGCTAATGGATCGTTTTATATAGACCCTAGATTAGGAAGAATACATTTTTCATCTAATATTTCCGGAAAAACTGTGATCTTAGATTATATAAGTGATAGCCTTGGCACGGATGATGAAATGCAAGTTCATAAGTTTGCGGAGGAAGCAATGTATAAATACATAGCTTACGCAATTTTATCTACATCATCTCAACCAATACATCAACAGTTAGCGCCTAGATTTAAGAAAGAAAGGTTTGCAGAGACTAGAAAAGCAAAATTAAGATTATCAAATATTAAGTTAGAAGAATTAACTCAAATTTTAAGAGGTAAGTCGAAACAAATAAAACACTAGTACATGCCAGAGATTAAGCATAATTTTACCGGTGGTAAGATGAACAAGGATCTTGACGAAAGACTTGTTCCAAACGGAGAGTATAGAGACGCGATGAACATACAGGTGTCAACTTCAGAAGGATCTGAGGTTGGTACTGCTCAAAATGTATTAGGTAACTCTTTAATTTCTGGACAAAGTTTTTTTTCAGAAACAGCCAACTGTGTTGGTAGTATTGCTGACGAGAAAAACGATAAGTTATATTATTTTGTTGTTGATAGCGAGGAGCTTATAGCAAACGGTAGTTTTGACGGAAGTTCCACTGGATGGGATTTCGGTACTGGATGGAGTTACTACGATGGAAAAGCCGTGGCAGTTGATGCTGGTATTTACCAAAAAGCAAACCAACCTAACCTACCAACAGATTTTATAATACCCGGTGATATTTACGAAGTTAGATTTACTGTTAGTGATTATGAACAAGGAAGATTAAAAGTTAATTGTTACAGTGAAAACGGCGATGGTTTTGTGATTCCAACGTTTACACCTGAGAACAAAGAATACTCGATTAGAGTGGAAGTAAAGGCTGATATTGTAGATTTAATCGCCAACCCTATCTACTCAAGTAGGTTCTGGATACAGTCTTATGACGCTAACGTAGGTTTTACCGGAAAAATAGATAATATATCTGTAACAAAAAGTGTTAGTTATATTGTAGAATATGACACTAGATTAGAAATCATCAAACCCGTTGTGGTTGACACGAATAACACGGCTTTGAGTTTTCATTCTAGTAGATTAATTACAGGTATTAACGTTATAGATGACATGTTATTTTGGACAGACAATTATTCTGAACCGAAAAAAATAAATATTCCTCGTTGTATAAAAGGTACTGATAAATCCGGTACAATACACACAAAACTAATAAATGAGTCTAGAGATATTAATATAGATTCTAACATAGATTTAGAAGAAAAACACATTACAGTTATTAGGAAATCTCCTAAAACAGCTCCAACTATAGAATTAATCTCGGAGCGAAATCCAAACTTTACTTATAGCGGTATAATGCGAATAACGACTGATCCAGGTGGGCTTACTGTTGGCGGTACTAACACTCAGAACGCTTCATCGTTGTGGTATAACCAATATTACAATGCAAATCACTTGTATGATTTTTCTGAACTAACAATTGGAGATTCATTTTTTACAAATATAGAAACTGATATAAATGGTGATAGTGGATTTACTTTAGATTGGAGTGTTGGTGATACTGTAGTTTTTAAGGAATTTAGTGGAGACACGTATGAAGACGCACCACCAATACCAATAACAGATTATACTATAAAAGCTAAGATAGTTTCTATCAATCCCTCAGATGATGTCACTGAAATTGCACAAAACAACGACTTTAACCTACCAGATATTAATGGTAGTAAACCACTAGGCTATACTTGGGCTAATGCAGCTATAACATACGTTAATACAGGATTCGTGTCTGGTGTATTGCAACCATATAAAATTGTTTATACCTCCGCTCTTAGTTATAAAAAAGTCGTTGGTACCCCAGATCCATCCACGCCTTTTGAGGTAGGCGCTGGTAGCGCAGCGGGCACTTACAGGGTAAGAATAGAAATTGCTAACATGACAGCGGGATCAAACGGTGGGTTTACTATTGTCAAAACGGTTGGTGGTACTCAACATTACTGGGGCCTTCCGGGGGGATTGTCAAATGGTATAAACGATGGTATTATAACCTTGGATACTAACACTAGCACTACAACCTCATCTTTTGCTGGGTATTCTGGAAAATTTTTCATACAGAGTGGGTCTGGCTCAAGCAATAGTTTTGAAATTTTAAATGTCTCTATAGAAAGACAAGATGTTACAGATGCGGGTGTTGAATTAGAAGTGCTAGGTATTAATGGTGTTCCAGCGATGGTACCAGATGGTTATTCTGAATTAAGATATGCTGTTGACCTACTAGATGAAGAAGAAAATTTATTTGAATTTAAATTTCCAAGGTTTGCTTATAGATATCAATACGAAGATAAGGAGTATTCAGCATTCTCACCTTTTACTGAGGTAGCGTTTTTACCTGGATCTTTTGATTTCCATCCGCAGAAAGGTTATAATCTAGGTATGACTAACGGTTTAAAAGAAATTAAACTTAAGGGTTTTATTCCTGGTAATGGAATTGTTGATGATGTTGTTGCTGTTGATATACTTTACAAAGACGAGGCTTCTCCTAATATCTATGTAATAGATACTATTAAGTATAATCAGCACGGTAGCGATATTTGGACTGAAAACGAGTACACTATAAAGTCAGAAGCAGTAAAACGAGTACTTCCATCAAACCAATTATTAAGACCTTGGGATGCTGTTCCTAAAAAAGCATTAGCACAAGAAATTAGTGGTAATAGACTTGTATATGGAAACTATACTCAAGGGTTTGATTTGTTTAACCCGGGTACAAAGCAAGAGTATTATCCAGATTTTAACTTTAGTATAAAAAGCGATACTATAGGTTTAAATACTGTAAAATCTATTAAGTCACTAAGAGAATATCAATTAGGAGTTGTTTTTATTGACAAGTACGGAAGAGAAACACCAGTATTATCTAACTCAAGCGGTCTTGATAAGGTGCCAAAAATTGAAGCTGCTAAAAGTAATAAAATAGAAATATCTTTTAATGACACAGTATTCCCCGAAGATATGGAATACTTTAAATTCTTTGTAAAAGAAACTTCTGGAGAATATTACAACATGACTATGGACAGGTGGTGGGATGCTGGTGATGGCTTAGCATGGTTGTCTTTTGGCTCTGCTGATATAAACAAAATAGATATTGATACTTTTTTAATTTTGAAAAAAGGTGTTGAATCAAATGATTTGGTTACGGAGCCAGCTAGATACAAAGTACTAGCGATAGAGACAGAAGCACCTGATCACATAAAGACTAAAAAGACATTAATAGAAGAAAGAACGCATACTTTTGCTTCAACAAATATTTTTAGCAATACTATAAACGACGCGCCGTTATTGGGT